TATAGAAAAGGAAAAAACTATGAACCACACTGACTTCACTCTTGAACAACTTACTGACTCTGACGGCAACTTTCGCTATCGTGCTGATCCGATGATCAATAACATCGAGATCATATCAAATCGTAAAAAGGCATATCGCCCACTGCCGGCACCACCGACGCGCCGCCAACTCACCGGCTGGACCGTTGAGCAAGTTGGCCCTAAAATGTGGCGCGTGTTTCGCAACTCAACCACGCAGGGCAAGCAAGCGGTCATGAGCTTCAGCACGCCCGAAAGCGCGCAGTCATTTGCCGATGGTTGTGGCAAGGAACACAAGACACCCACAAAGATGAGTGCCGCGAGCCTTCGCAATAAGGCGAAAGAGCACTTGAGCGCCGAAGAAAAGGCAGAGCTTGAAGCTATCAAGAACGGCGAGGGTATCTAAAACAAATCCTATGGCCAAGTATTTTGTAAGTAAAACAGAAGTGTTGATCGTCGATGGCAGGATCGTAGGCTACGAAACGCCTTTGACCCGGCCTTGCGACAAAGAACAGGCGATCGAGGGCTTAGGCCGGTATCGTAGGATCGGAATAGAAAACATACACCTGTGTAAGCATACAACCAAGCGATATAGCAAGTTGATCCGCGAGTACAACAAAAGAAGAAAAGAGGTTAAATTGACAGTAGCAGATATTGCACAGATGACCGAGTTAGCAGAGGCAGAGGATAAGAATGGGTAGTACAGAGATTATAGCGATGCTATCAATGTTGGCGGTAGCCTGGTGCGTTATTGATTATAATATCAAGTGTGCATGTCACACTAAACTTAAACAAGAAAGGAAATAAACAAGATGGAAGTATTTTATATTATTTGTGGAGGACTGTCTGTGTTCGCAGTGGTCGTTGCAATCGAGCGAGTATCAACGGAGCTTCGTGGTATCCGTACTGTGATGATGGAGCATGCACAACTTGAGCCTGTACCGGTCCACGAACATGACCCAGCCAGCTACCAGCGCCGCGATAGACAGAAGGCCAGCAACCCGCCGGCCTGCTAGAGTGATATCACAATGTGATCCGTTTGCGCGAGGCGACTTAATAAAAAGGAAAGCCATAAGCCCAAAAGCGCGCGCACTATGTTTGGTCATAGGTGAAGACAGAGATAACTATAAACTGTATAACCTTGCAACTAAACAAACCCGTGATGTTGCTAAGCTAGTAGTGAGAGGTTTATATGAGAGAGTCATAATATAAAAGGAGTATATAGAGGTAGGTATAATGGTATTAGCTTTCGTAAGTGATAGACTTAGTGTATTAACAGAAAGTGTTAGCCTTAGACTGTAACACGGTGGGTGCTTAGTATATACACCAACCACCTTCCGTCAATCTATTTTAGCATGCTACAACAATCCCCAACGATATCAACCACATACGGTGACACATGTGACAATAATGCGACCGCATATGCCGCTTGTAACGCCGGTTATCGTGTCACACTTTCGAGGCTAAAAGAAACATTAATGCAAGTAATCCACTCGCATTGTCAGTATATTCTAGCCATTTGCTAGCGATTCCCCAAAAACCCTATTTTCAAAACACCAACAATATCAACTACTTAGTTGAAGCTTCCCTTAAGGGGAGAGGACAAAAACATAATGCTAAACGAAACTATCCACACCATCGGCGGCTGCCGGCTGAATAAGACTGAGATCGATATCCTACAATGCATAGCATGCTCTGAGGACATCGGAGCCAGCTGGCCGGTGCTATCACTAGCCGAACAAACTGACACATTCTTTTGTGACGCACTTAGCGCGATTGATACGCTAGTGCTTGAAGGCCTGCTGCACAATGATGCTGACACATTTGTATCACCGACTGATATCAATCGCAGTGTGTTAGTAACAGACGGAGCTATCGACTTCCTAAACATATATGTAGAAGAGCTAAACAGTTTATATCTGATGCTTGATACAGATGTGTATGAGTTAGATGAGATGGCTGTCGCATAATGATACACGTGATGCTCGCCTTCTTCCTGTTCTTGTTCGCCTATGTGTTATGGCTGCGCGCGCAATGAACGGCAAGAGGGCGAGACCACTTAATAAAATAATAGATATATCAACCACCATATTATTCTATGCGCCAGTGCTGATGTTAGTGTACGGTTATGTAGGTAGAGAGTGTGTAAGGTATACAGTTAAAGGTATGAGAGAGAGACTGTCTAAGTGAACAGTCTGTGCTGTCGCATTTGTTTTGCGACATATGTATACACATGTGACAGGCACCCCCCTCCTCCCCCCTACCCCCGAATGTATCTCTCTATGGATGCATATGCCGTATTGGTGGTGCTAAGCCTGTTTTCAATCGCGCCATAAATTTCCCAAATTAAAAAACCCCCAAAAATATTTCCCTAACCAACAACCACCACACCTACATATAACATGCCAATGCGCGACAACAACGACTACCGAAGCTATCTGCAGCTAACAAAGGCCCACCGGGACCAGTTCGACGTCGGGGAGCTAGTCACATGCGTGTGTCATGGCGGTGCAGTTGGCATCCTGCTCGCGGTATCGAGAGTCGAAGACCAACTATACCCATCAACCGATATATCCCGCGTACTATGGCTGACGCGCGGCAAACGTGCGAACGTTGTTGTAGGGAATACATACTACCACACTGTTTCCAAGCTACAAAGGATCGCGAAATACATAGAAGAGCCTAAATAGCATGCACGATAGAACAATATGCAATATGAAGGCATGAGGCGGAGGCCGCGGATCTGAGGCAATGAATATATTCACAGACATTTGCCAATCACCATGCTATTTACATGCATGAGCATGCTATTAACAATTCCGCCTGGATACGTGGTTGAGCCGTTTTCTTTGAACGAAGAGTTAACAAGAACTGATAAAGCTGATATTAAAAAGATTGTTTCTGATGAATTGGATAAGAATTTAAAGAGAGAGCTTAAAAAGATCCTTGAAGATGAGCTGCCAAAGGCTCTCGGTTCAGCAGCTACTAAAGAAGAGATCGGCGAGATCACAAAAAAGGTCCTTAAGCGTCTTTATAAGGATCTATCGCTTCATCATCCGTATATTATCGACCGCATCAAAATATAATATCCGAGCATAGTTAACATGTGGTTAAACTAGCGAGAGATATTGTCCTGCATGTTGGTGATGTGTTGCATGATGAAACGCTTAACGATGTTGGTGTGCTTTTAGAGCGGTATGACGGTACCGGCGGTACCGGAACGGTTATAACGGCTGGTGGCACAATTGGTGGCGTGGCTGTATGGAGAACATGGTGGATACGGGCTGGTGCCGAGAACTATAGTGAGTTTGGGTTGCAAAACTTGATTCATTTGGATGTTTTCGTGCGTTATCGTGCGGGGTTATGTGAATGTTGTGATTTGGACGATTATGCGATTTGAATGGTGGTAATGGTGGTAAAACAAGAAAAATTTGGGGAAATATTGCGGCTTTTAGTGGAGTCGACGGTAGTTACTTTGTGAAGAAATTTTTTGCGAGCTTGGGGCGGATATTTAATGTGCTTTGCGGTGTAGCCTTTTTCATTAATATATGGCTTTTTGGATTCGCGAATATGAACAACATGTTTGACTTGTCTATCTTGTCTTTGTTAAATATGATACTCTTAACTTTTGTTTTATTAAGAGAAACAGAGGAAACAAACGAATGAACAACATATTTATCGGTAGAGACCTAAAATGAAACTATTATATTTATTTCTTCTATTCCTTAGCTGTGGGCCTGACTATGCTATCGTTGTCCCCGGTGAGGCGCCAACCGTATACGAGTATGTAGAAGTAATAGTAACCGAGACAGTAGAAATAGAAGTAGAAGTCCCTGTATATATTGAAGTGGAAGTCCCGGTTAATGAAGGTATTATTTGGGTTGACTCTTTTATCCAACATATGTCGGTCGATGGCATTGACATCTTGTGGGTTGTCGACCGCTCTGGATCAATGGGTCAGTATAATACTGAACTTCTGTCTGGGGTTGAAGCTATGTTATTAGCTCTCCCTATAGCTGATTGGAGGTTGGTTATGATTAGTGCTGATTCGAGCGATGCGATAGTAAGCAGTGAGTTCCCATTGGTGCCCGGAGATACCGCAGCCGATGCGGCTGCAATGTTAGCCACTTTAACTTCGGCTCCTCGCGAGGAAGGGTTTAATTCAGCTTATGATTATATTATGAATAATCCCTATGCTTCAACTTGGATGCGAAATGACGCTGGATTACTAATAGTTTTTGTCTCCGATGAGGAAGAGCAAAGCAACATTGCATACCCAGCAGCATCTGATTTTATAAGTTGGTTTGGGTCTTTAAGAATGGGATCTGTTTTCATGGCCAGCATCGTCAACCACGATAGTAGTGTTTCTTTATGTGAGCGGCCCCCAAGTTCTATCCATGTTGGGACGCGTTTCATGGAAGCTACAAACTTGCTTAGTGGGGTGGTATTAGATATATGTGACCCGGACTGGTCTCCAGGCGTGACTGACGCTACTCACTCTATTGATCCATATGAGTCGTTAGCCTTGACTCATAAAGCTGAAGTAGACTCTATCAGAGTATTTATTAATGGTGCTTTGAATAATGACTGGTATTATACAGGCTCAACCAACACAGTTTATTTTACTACTGTTCCCACCGCGGGCCAGTTGGTAGAAATAGGATATAGATATATAGCGATGGGGGATACCGGTGACTCCGGTACCGCCAGTCCATAAATAAGGAAAGAATATGAAGTATTTAGCGATAATAGCGAGTCTATTGTTTTCATTTGGGGCTTTAGCTCAAGAATATAAGCCAGTTTTACCGGTTGATTCAACCAAATCCGGTATGCTTTCAATGGAAAAGAAGATCAGAAGTGCGGCAGTTAGGGTTACAATGCCATTTAATGGTGGCCATGGCTCTGGTTCATATATAAAGTATAAAGATATCCACATAGTGATCACAGCCCAACATGTTGCTAACGGTAAGTTAGGTGAGAACTATATTGTATCCCACAAGGGGGAATCTCACTTGGCAATGTTGATATATTCTGATGATGTTGAGGATATCGCAGTACTGTTTGTAAAAACTCCGTTCAAAAGTATTGAAGGGATGTTCTATAAACCACAAGCAAAGACAGCTAATGTTGGAACTGAAATATTTTATTCTGGTTTTCCATCAGATCATAAGCTTATGTCCTTCAGAGGACGAGTTGCAGGACACGAAAGCGGACCAGGAATAGGCAAACATATCATTTTGCAGACATATGGGTGGTTTGGGTGTTCTGGATCGGTCGTTTACGATTCAAAAGGTGCTATAATCGGTGTATTATATGGAGTAGATGTGGAATATTACCCCAATACCCAAGTCCAAGAGAACCTTATATGGGTTGTTCCCATCAATAAACTATCAATTAATGAAGCTCTTAAGAAAATGTGTGATGGTTGGCATGGCGAAAAGCGCCCCAAAGCGTGTAAATAACGTATGAGCGACCGGTGGAACACATTTCTTACCGAAGGTGAGCTAAAAACCGTCGGAATTGTTGTTTGTTTAGACGAAAAACAGCGTTTTTTGGTGATTCAGCGCTCAGATATTGATGAAAGAGTGGGCCAGTGGACCATTCCGGGTGGCCATATCGATGATGACGACGGTTCTATTGAAGAAGGAGCGCTCAGAGAGCTGTTTGAAGAGACAAACTTGACTTGTGTGATTGCGGACTTAACTTATCTTGGAGAACCAAAGGATAAAAAGCACTATTTTTTGACTTATAAGTGGTCTGGTGCTATAAAAATCGATAAACCCAACCCAATATCCGACGAAATAGAGCATGATGACTGGAAATGGGCCACAATTGATGAGATAAAAGAGTTGTCGAACAGTGAAATACCGATCTATTTATTAGAGAAAGCTCTGGAGATGTCTAAAAATGCTAAATGATGAACAAATACTGTTAAAAACAACACAATTATTGGAAAATTTGGGTATTTCCACCAAAAAAACCAATAAATTGCTTCGGGAACTCGATGAAATTGAATTAGAAGCCCTAGATGGTATCTTAGATGACATGAAAGGCGAAGATCTCGCGTTTAATAAACTCTTTGATGGTAAATTTCGCAAAGTTATCGACTTTCCGACAATGGATAACTCTACGGAGCTTGGAAAGTTCGGAGAATTCTTCAAAAAGCAAGATTTTAACGTAGATTGGGAAAAAGGATTGGTTTCAGCCGAACGGGAAGTTGGTGAGCGTAGCATTGAGGATATAGTGGGCCAGTTGATGGGCGGTCCAGAGGCGGACAGACAGTCGAAAAAGAAGAAAATTCAGATGAAAGTCGGCAAATTCTTCGCAAAAGTGGCAGATCTGAGTTCAAAAAGGGATATTTTGTATCAAAAAGTGTTCGAACACATGGATAAGATGAATTATATCGGCGACCATGGCAAAATAGATGTTTCATGGAAAGTAAGCGGGAAAATGATCAAAGCAGCGCTTGACGAAAAAGAACAAGAAGATTATAACCGAATAAATACTCAAATCGGCTTATATATCCCAAATCCGGGCGTTGCTGGACCTGCTGGCTACCATTTGACTAATTTAGTAATTAAAATGGCGAAATATTGGCAAACAAACGCCGGATATATCAAAAAAGAGATAAATAAGCTCGATAATGACAAATATTCCATTATTATCACTCGGCATCCCATAGATGTGATGAGAATGAGTGATTTTGAGAATATTACCTCTTGTCACTCTCCACCAAGTCGTTCTGGAGGTACAAATGAGTATTATAAGTGTGCTGTTGCTGAAGCGCGGGGGCATGGTGCGCTTGCATATGTTGTAGAGACCGATGATCTGCTTCATGAAACGAATACAAGCAATATTGAGAGCGCAGAGCAAGAAATTCAAGACGGTGAGATTTTTTATGATGAGGAAAGACCAGAATCAACCAGCGGTGTCTCATTAGAGCCCGTAAGTCGCGTCAGGCTGCGCCAAATGCGGTATTACGATACTGACACCCCTAAGCGCTGGGACGACGGCACAGAGCTAGCAGTGCCCGAGAAAGCGATATATGGAGTAGGTATACCCGGACTTGCTGACAGAGTTGTCAAGTGGGCAGAGGAAAATCAGAAAGAAGCCATCAGAGACATACCAGAAACCGGCGAAATGGTTAATTTAGACCGATTTTGGATGTTTGGTGGTTCTTACGAAGATACATCCGGCACCTCGGGAAGAAAATCACTTCTTTCGGCTCTAACCGGCATCGATGAGATGCATTTTACTGGAAAAGTGAAGCAAAATACCGAAACTGAAGAGACTTTAGACGCAAATGCCATTTCTGGGCTTCTTGGAAGATATAGGAATGATGTAGCACGAATTGAAAACGAGTGGAACCAACGCTATGCCGCGGCCGGTGTAAGCGCTGAAGTGCACGGTGATGACGAAGGGGGAGTTTATATTGAAGTAGAAGCTCGTATTACCTTTACCTATACTCTTGACGAGTTT